TCGACCGCTTTCAGGCAGATGGGTTCGGTCTGATCCTTCACGTACTGCAGCGCGTCGCCGTTTCTCTCGACCGCTTTCAGGCAGATGGGTTCGGTCTGATCCTTCACGTACTGCAGCGCGTAGGCGTTTCTCTCGACCGCTTTCAGGCAGATGGGTTCGGTCTGATCCTTCACGTACTGCAGCGCGGCGCCGTTTCTCTCGACCGCTTTCAGGGCTTCTTTGCCAACCAAGACCAGCGTGCGGGCTGCGACTGCGCTGACGAGTTTCAGAAATTCCGATCTTTTCATTTGTGTCCTCCTTGGGGTGTCTTGCATTGGTGGTTGCATACTGTCATAGGTGGGACGGCAGAGTCAAGAAAAAATTTTGCGTAATATATTTTTCTTGCTTTTCTCCGCGCATCATATATATTGGCAACATCTTTTATAACGGAGGTGTAAATGAGAGGCATTAAACTTACTAAGTTGAAAGAAGCTATGGGAGATATGAGGCCGGAAGAATTGGCGGTGAAAACGGGGCTATCAGCGTCCACTATCTATAAAGCTATCAGGGGAGGGATTGTCACCCTCGGCACAGCCACCCTCATAGCACAGGGGATGAAAAAGAAAGTATGGGAGCTTCAATAACCGCCAATGGCGCAGGAGGGAAGGGATGGAAAACTTTGACAAATGGTTCGATAGCGTGCATCAGCGGCACCAATGGAACGCCGACCAAATTGAAAATATGCGCGAGTCTTACGCTGCCGGAAGAATACCCGCCCACCGCGACGGCTACCTCCAAGGTCTGGAGGATGCAGCGAGGGTGGCACGGGATTATAAGCTTGAGTACCCTGGTAAGTTTGCTAGCGGCCTAACGTTACGCGAATGGATAGCTGACGCCATTCTCGCCCTCGCCAACGGAGAGAAAAGTGAGGTGGCGAAGCTCAAGGATGACATAAGTATCCTGATGGAGAAGCAGCAGCGAATGGTCCCGCGAGCCGATTACGACGCAGATGTGGCGAAGCTCCGGGAGGAACTAAGCCAATCCCGCTACGAAACCACTGTCGCCGATGCAACCGCCTTCGGTCTCCGCGAGGGCTTTGACCGCCTTACCGCCGAGAACTCCGCCCTTCGCCGAGAACTGAGCCGAGAACAGATAAACGGAGCCGTCCTGATAGCAGAAGCGAAAGAGCTTCGCAAGGCACTGCAAAGCTGCAAGACCCAATCGGATGTGGATGCCGCCCGTCTCGAAGGTGCGGAGGAGATGCGAGAAGCTGTCTTTTGCAAGCTCGAACAAGAGCGGGAGTCGGCAACAGTAATAGCCGTCAGGACGAAGCTGTTCAACCTGATGGTAGCTGTTCGAGCCCTGTCGCTGGAGGAGGAAAACAATCTGGCTGAGGAAGAGACGAAAGGAGTGGAATGATGAACGATAAAACAGGAGGACCGGCGTTTCCACAACCAGAATACGACTATGACAAGTATCAAGAGAGTCTTGTACTTGTAGCTAGGGGCGGATTAACCATGCTCGACTACTTCGCCGCTGCCGCGCTGACGGGGCTTTTGGCGAAACACGGGCTCGAGTCGAGCATTGAAGGGCTTGTGGACTGCACCTATCGGATTGCCTCCGCCATGCTCAAGGCCAGGGAGGAAGTGAAATGAGTTGTGACACCTGCGGTAAAGCTACGACCGGGTTAACTGAGCTGGTAGCGCACTATCAAACGGAGAATATCAAGATGGTGTGCGATGACTGTCTGCGCGTACTCAACAAACAACACTCGGATATTATGTCGGCCACCAGCAAAATCGGAAAGTCGTGGATGCGGAGTTTTATTGAAAACTTTAGAGGTGGGAAATGATGAACCTAACACCTGAGCAATTCGAGAAGATTGCACTGTTTATGGGGTGGGAGAAAGTGCACGTATTCTGGAGGGATAAAGACCACCAGACTAAAGGAATTATAGGTGAAAAGCTCTCCTTCACCGACGCCGAGGCCGTCGAACTCCTGAACGCGCTGGTGGAGAAGGAGCGCAGACCTAATCTGTGGTGGGATTGGCAGGATAATTGTTGGTACTGCGATGCTGATTTAGCCTTCGGGGAGTTTGTCGGGAAGGCTACCATCTCCGAAGCCGTCACCGCTGCAACACTGGCACTAAACGAGAGGGAGGAACAATGAACATCGAAGAGATCCTAGAAGACCGAAAAAAGGCTTACCCGCAGTTCGGTGACTGCGAGGTGATAGAGTGGCTTTTAGAGGAGTGTGAGCGCCTTACTGCGCCTGTAGTATTCAATGACCTAGGGATGTATGCCGTGGCAGACCCCAACTACCCGCAGGTGAAGGTAGGTGACCTGACCATCTGCCGCCAGGATTCCAAAAACGTCTGGATACAGCACGAAAGTGGAGAAGGCGCGGCTTTCCCCGATACACTTTTCGGGCCGGCTTTGCTGGGCTTTTACAACAAGCACTTTTAGAGGGAGGAACAAGGGAGATGAAACGAATCCCGACCACTGAGGAAGTTTGGATCGCTATTCGCAAAGCTCACGGCCCCGAGTTGAGGGTCTTCAGCAGCTTCAGCGACCCAGAAGGGATGTACAACGGGCACACTCGCGGTGAGATGGTAACGGCCTACGGCTTCGACTGCGCCGACTACCCTATTATGGAAGCGCGCACCACCTGGGATATAGACCGTTCGCAGTCTTATACGAGGGTGAACGAGAAACATGGACATTGGCTGATCGCTGTTACCGCGGAGGACTCCGAATGAAACACGGACTTAAACCAGAAGACATCATCCCCGGCAAGATCTACCGCATCCGGCAGTGGGAGGATATGGTGGCGGAGTTTGGGCTGGACCCCACCGGGGATATTACCGGCCCTAATCATATGTTCCACGATACTATGCGCAGGCTTTGTGGCCGCAAGTACGTGCCCTCGGAGATAGATAAAGATGGGTGGTGCAGCAACGAGCTGGATGGCTATTTTATCGCCCCTTGGATGCTGGAAGAGATACCTACAGAGGAGGAAGAGAAGAGGAAAAAGGTAATGTGCCCGCACGGAATGAAAAGCCATGAGCACTGCCCTGAGTGCAGCCCAATAGAACAGAACCAAAAAGCCCCTCAACCCTTCGCAGACGCGAAAGTTGGGGATCGGGTGTGGAGTGCGAGGTTTGGGCGGGCGGTCATATCTCAACGAAATCCAGATACTCTTTACATAGAGACGGATTACGGGATCACGTTCAGGTTTGGGCTAGCTGGGGTTGGCCAAGGATGCAGCGACACCCTCCGCACCCTCTACTGGGACGTACCCCACATCATCGAGCGCCCGAAGCCGGTTGCGCCTGAGCCGGTGGAGGTGGTGAGGTGGGAGTGCCCTAAGTGCGGCGGGATAGACAAGGACATTACCTATCGTGACCACTGTTGTGGTGTTCCTGCTTGTGACCTCATCAAGCTTATCGGCACCCACATCCCCGCGCCTCCCAAGGTGAGGGATGTGGTGAAGGAGGTACGCGTGTTCACCCAGCCGGGCGGAGACCACATCGTCCGGTTTCAGGGTCAGTCGGAAGTGCCATGTGCGCGGAGCAGCTACTCTGCCACCCTCATCATCCGCGGAGTACCGGTGGGGGAGGAGGTATGAAAGCCAACGCCCGCTGATAGCGCCCACAGCCGGAAATAGATTCGCCGTGATTAGGACTGCTATCAACCAGGGTTAACCTATCGGACCATTACCAAATGAAACAGAAAGGCCCTCTCAAACGAAAGGGCCTTTTTTTATTCTCAGCGGATAATCGCCACTGACTCGCACAGAAACAGGAAATCAGCGGGTGCCGGATCGAAGCCGACTTTGTACCCGGTAGTCTCCCATTCGTCCGCGACGAGTAGGCTGCAAACCTCGCCGCTGGGGTGATAGTCCTTCCCGGTGACATGGGACAGCCAGACGAGAGGAAGGGCGGCGAAATCGTACTTGCGGGCGGCAGGATCGGTGTATTTCGACAACCCCGCCAGCATAGCTGGTTCCCCCGCCCGCACAGTATCGGGCGCGACCCCGTAAAAGATCTTTTGCCCTGCGCGTTCGGTGAGCCAGTCGTCAAAAGAAATGGTACGGTAGCCGTCAGGCTCCAAAAACTCCGCTACGATTAACTGCCCGCCTTCACGTACCAGCAAGGCAGCGTGACAGAACGCGGAACAGGTGGCAATCTGTATGCCTACCTGTTCCGCATCGTTGCCGCTTACCAGCAACACGTCACCGGTCTGCGCCGTCGCTTTTACCTGCCCTGCGTTCACCCTACGGTCCCTGCCAGCGTCTGCGGGTCGGTCGTGGAGTTGAGCACCTGCACGGCGGTCTGGATTTCCGGGGTAGCGTTCTGCACGATGGTCGCAGCCTGGGTAAGCGCCGTGGTGGTATTCGTGTCTTTGATGACGCCGGAATTCACGACGGTCTGGATGGCGGAAGCGGCGAGGGCGGTTGCGCTGGCAGTCGGGTCAGCCCCGCCGGCAACAGCGGCTTGGTGAGCATCCAGCGCGGCAGACAGCCCGTTGGCGATGGCACCGGCAGCGGCGGCACCGGCAGCGACTTCGGGCGCGGCCGCACCGGTCAGGGGGGATACGGATTCAGCGATGAGCGCACCACAGCCGATGAGTTTCAACAGTTTGTCCACGAAGGGTTCGATGTCCGATTGGATCTCTTTCAACTCAGTGATGAACGACATGATTTGTTTCTCCTGTTCTTGGGTTATGCCCGAGGCCAGATCAGCACTCGGGCGGGTTAGTTTTTTGGGTGGAAGTTGAGCAGCGCGAAGATGCCGGTGATGATGGCACTAGCACCGGTCCACGCTGGCACACATGCCGAGGTGATGCCGATAGCAATGAGCGCCACTACCAGCGAAATCTTGAGGTAATCGTCCTTATCCATTGGTCCCTCCGTCCGTGATGGCTTTCATGACGCCAGCGTATCTTCGGCGGCAGTCAGCCGGGTTCGCCTTACCGTAGGCCGTGTGATTGAGCTTGAAATTGAGCACGTCGGCGGCAGTAACCGGGTGCCCGAGTGTGGTGTAGTAAGCGGCAGACTCCGCGCCGGGAGTCCCGTACTGGTTGCAGTAATCGGCCAGCCCGAGGATGCCGGACGGGTTCTCAACTGGGATACCGTGCGCCGTGGCGAAGTTCAGCGCGATACCGAGGCAGTAGCTCAACTGGTCCGTGTCGGCGGCGTCGATGATGGCGGCACCCGCTTTGAGCCGGTCGTTCCACTGCCGAGGATCGGCGGTCTCGTCCTGAATGGCGAGCACCTGAGATGCCGTGAACCCGAGTTTGGAAAGCAGAGCGCGCGCGGTGGAGTTGTTCTTTACGTCGAACTGTGAACGCCCAAAACTCCACCCGCTCGTCCCCCCTTCCGCGTGGCTGAAACGGTAGGCGGCATCCAGATTGCCGCTCAGTTCGTTATTGAGGATTACTTCGTCAAACATCTCGTTCAAAGACTTCATCTAGTCCCTCCTCAGAACTCCATCTTCACGCCGTAGCGGAAGTTCAGGCTGGTTGCGGTCGCTTCGACGCCAATGGTGATGGCTTGAACGGCTGTCCTGGATTTAGCAGCGAGAAGTTCACTTCCTCCGAACAGAAGGACCACCTTGGGGGCTACGTAGGCCAGCAAGACTTCGCCTGCCACCACTGAAGCGAAATATGCGTCAACGCGGCCTAAAGTCGGATGCTGCCCAAGGGCGATGTTAGCCTCCGAGCAGGTAGCCGGATGGGTCGAGATGTAGCGGGTCTGGAGCCAGTCGACGGTTGTTACGCCGGTAGCCGCCAGTTGCATGACGGTATCCGAGGTCGTCCAGGAGTCGGCAAGGGCGGCGGCCGGGAGAAGTAAGAACAGGATGAGGGCGAGGATTTTCATTTAACCTCCTTTAGTGCACGATCACCGCGATCACGGCGCGGCCTTTGCCCAGGTTCACCTCCTCATCGCACAGCTCGTCGGCGATGTCCTGCGCAAGAGAAAACTTTTCCGATTTCGGGAACTGCCTCAGCGCGATGTATCCGTATTTGATCATGTCTTCATGCTTCTGCTTTATTTTAAGGTTTTCCAAAACTATGCCCTTCGGGCAGTAGGGGCTCTTTGCCCCTACTGCCCCATACAGATTCTCAGAGGCCCAGAGGCCAGATTAAACGATAAAAGCGGGACGGAAACCGACGCCCGCGCTCACGAAGGAGCGCTGACTGTTCAAGTTCAAGGCAGCCAGGCCGCAGTAGCTGGCGTTGCCCCAATCGCCGCCGCGGAGCGGCAGAGCTTCAAAGCTTGTGCTGTTGTTCACCCAGAACCCGCCTGCAACGTTCCCCATATTAGCGGCGGTATCGTAGGGGCAGATCAGCGCCTGCTTCAGGATAGTCGCGTTGGTGGTTGCGTTAGATGTGGTGGAGTTCCAGACATTGTATGTGCCCGTGGAACGATTGCTGACGGTCTCGGATATGACAGCTACTCCGCCGGTGCCGTCAATGGCGCCGTGGCCCGGCCAACTCGAATCGGCCAGCGTGTAGTAGTTGTCGGTGGGCATCTGGATCGCGCCTGCCACGGTTTTAAAGCCATCGACCCATTCCCAGACACTGCCGACCAGATCGGAGATCCCGAACATGGTGCCGTCATGCCTCCAGGAGGCCGGACCGGAGCCGCTGAGAATGGCGGGATTTCCGCTGGCAGTGTTTCCGGGGATTCCTGCATCGCATCTGCGGCCGGTCTCGACCGGCTTGCTGTCCGACTGTCCGTAATAGGTGTTACCACGGACCAGGGGGATGCCGTTTTTAATGCACCAGAGAACAACTCCGGCCCATTCCCAGTTGGACATCATGTGCCAGCCGGGCCCCTTGTTGGTGCAGGCAGTCTTGGCATTGTCCCAGTTGATGTTTACGTAGGGCGCGGCATTCGGAATTGAGCAGCCGAGGCCGCCGACGTTCGCCGCAGGGTACATGCCGATGAATATCTGGGATTTGAACACCCCGTTGACGTAGAAGGCTGGATGGGACACTCCGGCGGCTCCCAGGTTGGGGCTCACGTCGTAGCCGTTGAACGCGGGTATGATCCGCATGAAGTTGGGGTTGCCCGCGACATCGTAGAGCACCGTGCATTGGCCGCCGGTCGTGCCTTCCAGTTGGGCGCGCAGGGTGTCTTTAACCCAGATGGTAGGCACCAGGCCCAGACCGTTATCCGTCGAAGGGGGTTCGGCCGCCACCGTGGGCGTTGTGAAGGTTGGGGAGGCAGAAAAGACGAGGTTGCCCGTGCCGGTGGCACCTGTGGATGTGACACCTTCGATGGTGGGGTGACCAGAGACAGTGCAAGACTGAGGGAACGAAACCGCCCCACCCGACGAAGAAACGACCTGATCTACCTGTATTTGAGAACTCACGAAATCCTCCTAATTGTCACGATGCCGGATTGAGCTTGGCCAAAAGTGATTGTGCCGAGCGAGGTCCATGCAGTTGAAGTGTTGGCCCAATAAGAGGCGATGTTGGCGACTGCCATATAACTCGCTGCCCCTGAATCGGCATACAACGCTTGCGCTAAAAGGCTCTTACTGTTGGTCTTAGTTGAAACCTTGGCCGTCATCTCCCACAATACACACCAGCCGAGAAGTAGGGCACTTACATTATTATCCGCCTGAGCGACAGTCGTATTGTTCGCCCTGTATCCTGAATAGATGTCGTAACAGGCGCTTGTCTGCACCGTGTTATTGGGTAGCAGGTACGCCAGTTTCACCGACCCCGGCGTTGTCGTGGAGTCACACTGCACGGAAAGCTCGTACAGTCCCTCTACCGTCGCGATATGCAGCGGCACGGAAGTTGAAGCCGAGAATGTGACGGTGGCCGTCTCTCCAACGCCAAGAGCGTAGTCAGGAGACGAAGAGGTCGTATCTTTCACCGTCAAGGTGGTCGCCACCGGGAGTGCCACGCCTGCGGTCAGGTTTGCTGCCGTCCCGGTTGTGTTCTGGTTCCACGTCGGGGCAGTTCCTGCGTTGCTGTAATCCGTCTTCATCGGTGTGTAGCCAAGTGCTGCCTGTTTCCCGTTGAACGTCGTCCAGTCGGTAGAAGTGAGCGCCCCAGTTTGGCTCCCACTGGCTGCTTGCAAGCTCAAGACTTGCCCGGCAAGGGAAAGGCCACTCGCGGTCCCGAGTGTCACATCTCCGCTGTTGGTGCCGGTGACGCCTGTGACCGTTGCCGCATTCCCCGTGATACTGATCGGCCAAGTCCCTGTAGCGTTCCCGCCGCCGCTCGCCGCCCTGCTCGTGTCGGTCGGATGCACGTGGTCTTGGGCCGCGACGAGTGGAGAGACGCCCTGTGAGGCGGCACCGTCCATCTGGGGTAGCGCCGAACCAACGCCCTTGACACCACCCCCCGAGACCGTCAGAGTCGAAGAACCCTGCACCATCACAGTCCCGGTAACGGTCACAACCGGGCCTATCAGCTCCGCATTCATCCCGGTCGGGACAACGAGGTTGCCGATGGTCTGCGGCTGAATCAGGCGTTGGTTGGTGCAAGCGAGCATGGAAGCCTCTTAGGCCGGTACGACGTAGTGGGTGAGCACCCGCGCTGCCCCGGCAGACGCACTGCCTGCGGAGTAGGTCAGAATCAAGGCTTCCGTGGACCCGTCCGGGGTTGCGGTCGGGAAAATCTGATAGATGTCGCCAGCGGACCCTTGCAGGTTCACGTCGCCCGTGCCGAAATACTTGGACGCCGTGCCCGACACCCCCATGCTCACCGTCGCCCCGGTGCCGCCGGAGAACGGGGTATCAAGGATCAGGTCAACACGGACGATGACGGCGTTGGCGGGCAGCGTGAACATGGAAACCGGAGAGGATGACCCGTAAGCAAGCGCCGTACTTTTCACCGACACGCACGCCGAAGTGCTGGCGGCACTTGCCCAGGTTGTGACCCCGGTGCCGTCCGTCTGCAAGACCTGGTTGGCGGTGCCGTGGGTGGTCGGCAGGGTGATTGTCACGTCTGCCGTCATGCCGGAGGTCGGGCGGTTGATGAGGTACTGGTAGTCGGACCCGGTCTCAGCGGCGTCGGAGTTGATGGTCAGACCGTCCCCCGAGATGTTAACCGTGCTGGCAGTGACCGACGCGTCGGCGGAGTCGCCCGCGTTGCGCACGCTCAGGTTGCCGCTGTTGTTTTTCAGCCTCACACCGGCGGTGCCGATGCGGAAATAGTTGGTGGTCACGCCGACCAGATCGCTCCAGAATCCCATGATGGTCTCCTATGCCTGAACTCGGATCGCCACGACGCCTGCGCCCGTTGTTGCCCCCTCGCCGGGGATGATGCTGAGAAGTAATTGTGTGTCGCCGCCGTAGACGAACTCGGGGGCCGTCTGGTACCGACCGGCGGTAGCCGGGTCGTTCTGCGATTCCGACATGAGCCGGTCAAGTATGGCAGCATCTCCGATGGTGAGCGATGCGCCCACGCCGTCGAACGGTTGGGTTAAATTCACTTCCACGTCGAAAATCTGTTTGCCGGCAGTGGCGACGTTGAGCACTGCCGGGGAGGCGTCACCAAACGCGAAGTTGAAAACAGTGGTCAGCTCGCCAGCGGCAGATGCGCCGTCTTTGCCCGGTATCCCCTGGTAGAGAGTGACCACGACAGGCTCAGGAGGGGATACGGAGACGCCAATCTCTGCGGGAGGGGTGACTTGCACACCTACGGGAGCTGCGACCACCTGGACGTCGATTTCGCCCTGTGGTGTGGCAATAACGTTGACCGGCACTTGCGGCGGGATTACGACCTCTATCGTGGCCGGGTCTATGGTGACGTTCACGTCTGTCACCGCGTAACCTCGGGCAGTACGAGTGCACGACCGCGCAAGGGCTTCAGTACAAAGCCGTCCTCGCCCTGGATCTCGATGTCGTAGACGTACTTGCCGGGAGTCATCGCGGCGGTGGTCGTAGCGTCGAGAGTTGCCATGCATGTGAGGAGGTCGGCAGTAGCCGTGAGGATGGCGCAGGAGAAAGGGACATCGGCAGACGCCGTGTAATCGGTGCGGAGTTGGCCCCGAATGGTAGCGCCGACGCCCGCTGCGGAAAACACGTTGGTCACGGTGAAGGGAAGTTGGAAGGTCGAACCCTGAATAATCGGCGGTCCGCTCATGCCGTCGTCGCCGTTGATGCCTATGTTGTAGGTCTGCATTTACTTCCTCCGCTTGTGCGGGCACTTATCTGAGTCAATGGGCTACTTACCTGCGAACTCGGACCAAAGATCAAACAACTTGTCAATCAGGCCGGTCTTGTCGGCGACGTACAGTACAAACAGCGCCCCGGTAAGAATCGGGCCGATCAGCTTGATCTTCACGTCGGTCCAAAATTTGTCTTTTTCCTTGGCGACCTCTTCAAGAGCGCCGTCAACTGCAACATGCTTCTCCAAAGCGACAATCCGATCCAAGTTGTTCCTGTAATCGCCGTCCTGCTTTTCCACGAAGTTTCGCCGCCAGTTGAACAGTTCAATAAACGCCGTGTCGTGCTGGTCGAGCCGTTTGGTCTGAGCCTCGATGGTGGCTGAGTTTTCTGCCATTCGCTCCATCGCGGCCGCCGTTCGCTCGCCGTGGGCATCCAGTCGCTTGAGCGAGTCGAGGATGTGGAGCTGTGTTTGCCCTTGAGCCGCGATGGTCTGGCTGAGGGCGGTGAGTGCCGGGGTCTGGATACATTCTGCTGCTGAGTGCGGTTGTGTCATCGGTGGACTCCGGCATTTATTTTGTCGCTCATACTACCTTTTTTACTTGACAACGGCAACTAAAATCAGACTCGATTCCGTTCCACATCTTCCGAGTACGCTATCCACTCCCCGCCAATGAGTTTGTCTTGTTCCGGTTCGTTATACTCGCATGAGCAAATGCGACCGCATTCGTCCAAATATTCGCTCCACGAAGCGCCGGAAAGGAAGATAACCAGTCGCTCGAACTGACTTCCCCACATGTGGCCCCGGTGGTAAGGGCAAGCGGGATCATCACCCGGTTCGTCTGCAAGGGACCGAACACCGGAATCACAATCGTCTTCCCATGCTTCATCAAAAATGTCGCACTCTACGGTTGTTATGCCTGCCGCCTTGGTGATCGCCCATTCGATGATTTCATGGAAGAGAACGGCAAGGGTGAAGCGCCAATCTGAAAGCGCGAATAGATACACTGCGAGACCTTCTGAGCCTTCGGCCCAATAGCCGACAGTCGTAGTGTGGATGGGGAAGTCTTCCATTTTGGTGACGGTTTTTACTTGAATGTTCATAGGAACCTCTTTATGGCCTCTAGCCGGTTAGGGATGGATGTTTTGTAGTCCGTTGCCAAGAAATCGCCTTTGTAGCGGTAGTATAGTTGCTCAAAATCGAACTTATCGACACGAGCGTATGTCTTATTGACTGCGGCTTCAAGTGTATCGGCAGCACCCGTCATGCACCCCACGAAGTCCATTCCGCCTACAGTCATAATGTCGTCGCCTTGTTTTTTGACCGAATAGAGGAACATATTGTCTTCTACAGAGGGATACCACATGATCGGGATGTCGTCTTTGGGTTCGCGTAGGCACTCCCGGTTGCCCTCGTTGTTGAACAGCCGGACCGAGACGCCATACTTGTTTTTGAGCGGCGAGACTCCGTTTATGACATCCTCGAAGTACGCGCCCACGAACGGTTCTCCGTCATCTCGCATGACGATCTCCGAGAATATACCATCATAACCGAACCTCATGGCGCAGAACTCAGTGAAGTAGAAATTCTTGCCGTCGTAGAGTAGTCCCGCGTCATAGATCGACAAGCCCGGTTGTTTCTTTGCGAGCTGATACACGATTTCAGGGAAGGCGATAGCGTTCAGTTCGCAATTCTTCTTGGTGCGAATGGAAAGTGCCTGATTGCCGCCCTTCTGGATGCCAATGTTGCCGGCTCCATATTCCTTGTTTTCAAGCTCTACAAGGGAATAAACATACTCTCCGTTGTAGAAAACCATAACTGGCGTCAATTCTAGGCAATTCTGGATCTTCTTTTCCAAGATAAATCCGCCCATCTCGTACAGGTTCCCGTCCTTGATGAGCGCGTCCTTTATCATCTTCTTGGCGTGTGAAAGGTCAGAAGAATAAGGGACCACTGTTTTAGCCCCCACGTCGCCGTTGCCCTTCAGTACCCATATGTCCTCGGAATCCTCCACAAAGTCAATGGCGTCTTGGGCTTTACTGAAGGGGTATTCAGCCTCCACTACGATCCTGTCGTAGTGCTTCTTGACGAAATCCTTGGCCTTGTCCCGCTCTTTTTCCATTTCGTAGTAGAACTTGGTGGGGAACATTCCGTTTTTGAACCCCATCGCCATGATCTGTTCCGAAATGACGTACATATCGCTGTAGTCGAAGAAAATAAAGTAGTCATCGCGTTCATCTGCCGGGACCGATTTCAAGAACTTCATCACGTCTTCAAGCGAGTGCTTGCGGATCATCCCTTTGTAAGTGGAAAGCCTACGGCGGCGTTCAAGCGGCGTCTCGTCATCCTTATCGCCGGGGAGCTTGAGGTCTTTCTTGTTCTCTACGACTCCAACAATCACCTCATACCCTTCATCGTGGAGGTGATAAGCCAAGGGGTAACTGTAAAAGTAATAGCAGATGAACACGAATTTCATAACGTCAAAGCCCTCCTGATTACTATCTCGGCGGGGTCAATGGTGCCTGTGCGCCGTTCGGTAATCAGGGGTAATTCGGTACACCCTATGATTACGCGCTGCGCCCCTCGTTCAAAGAGCGAGTCGATTATGCCCATGAGCGTCATTTTGTCGCGGGCATGTATCGCGGTGCCGGAATATCCCGCGATTACTCGTCCGATCATGGCGTCCACTTCATCTTGCTGCTCATCTGTGACTTGGATACCCAGGTACAGCCCGCGATCCCGAGATGTACGCGAGCATACCACGCCGACACTGTTCGCCATCGCGGACTGTTGGGTGAGGTCCACCATGTTAAGTATCTCGGCCTTGGTATGGTGCTGAAGTAACCGGAGATAGATGTGGATGGTGTTGCACGCCATAATAATCAGTTCGCATCCGCAAGCGTCCAGATGCTTGAGTGCTGCCAGAAGATCAACCTTCAACGTGGATTCATCACAGACTCCGGTTTCATCCATACCCTTAGATGATACGTTGTATAGAACCACCTCGGGGAAATCGCTGTCACACTTCGCCCCGAGCCGCTGGCATTCTTCCACAAGGACAGAATAGAAACGCGCACCAGCGGCAGCACCCATACCAGAGAGTATGCCGATCTTCTTTTTATTCAAGCTCTCGCCCAATGTCCCTCCACTGCCGCGATTGTTTTTTCTTGCCCGACTTCTTCGGTAAATCCTGGCTATGCAGTTCCCGCTTTGCCCCGGCATCCAACTTATCGAACTCTGCCGGCTGGTTCTCCTTCATCCACGAATCAGCCTCTTGCCGGTTGAGAAATTTCCCCTCCGGCGTGACGAATCCGCGAGTGTGCGGTTGCTTGGTGCCTATCTTGTTGGCTTTCAGAATGTCGGCGTGGTGCTGGCCTAGTTCGCCGTCGATCTGCTTGCCCTTGAACTTGACGGCGGGGCGGAGGCCGTGGGATACCATGCCGCCCTCGGCGTAACCATCGCTCCGATGCAGATAGAGGTTGTCGGCTGCGCTGCCGGGCTTGCGCGGTGGGGGAGTCGGTTGTTTACCCTTCGGGAAGCCCGCCATTTTCTGCTGCCATAACGGAGTGTCAGTGTCGTATGCCGCATCCAGCGTGGGCGCTATCGATGTGTCAACGCCGGGGCGAAGTTCACGCTCGCCATACCCTAACGGTTCGCTCGGGGTGGCGTTACCCTCGAACTCAGGGGCCGTCCCACCGGGAGTGCGGACCGAAGAATCATATGCTTCCGGGTCGGACGGCGGGCTGTAATCAGCAAATACGGCATCGGCGCGTTTTCTCTCCACCAGACCCGACAGTCGGGATTTGACGGACTTTAACGCCTCGCTGTACGTCATGGCACCCTTGCTGAGTTTGTAGAGTTGACGGGCCAATCTCGGGGCGACAGAAGGATGTTCGATTACCCCGATGAGTGCTCCGATGCCGCCACCGACTGCCGCGCCTGCCGGACCAGCCAACATGCCGCCGATAGTGGCCCCTGCGCCCGACTTTATGGGTAGGCCAATACGCCCGCCTTGGTTGCGGCCTATCCTGTTGGCAGCGTGGTCTAGCACTTTCTTCAGCGCGTAATACTCGCTTAATTTCTTGTTGGTCGCAGCAAGCTCGGGAAAAGTCTCGTCCATTTGGGATTCCAACTCTTCCTTCATGCCACGGACTCGTGCCTTATCTACCTGAGTCGTGAAATCGTCGTATCCGGGTTGCCCATACTTCTTGCTTATCTCTTGGCCTTGCTCCACTTTTGCCTGTTGGAGCGTGCCCATGTCTACGGTCCCGCTTTCGTCAAGCATAGGGTGCGTTCTCAGCCGCTCAATCTCCGCGTCAAGAAGCGCGTTGTTCTTTGCTGGGTCGCTTGACCGGTTGGCCTTGTCCCTTAACGATTCTACGTTTGCGATAGCCCTATCAAGCGTCCCGCGAACTTGGGCAGCATCTCCGCTAGCGATGCCCGCCTGTAGCTTTTGCTCAGTGTCGGCAATCGCGGCATTGAGCGAGTCCACACCTTTTGCATTCGGGAGGAATCCCCCCTCTAATGCGGTCTGTGTGTTCTGTGCGCGGGTTTTGGGTTTTATCGTGGATGATTGTTTCAGTGTTATATCGGTGAGCTTGTTGGCGGCGGCATGGGACGCACCGGCCACAGCTTCAAGCGGCGACGATTCAGCAACGGCTTTAGCGGCAGGTTTTAACGCGCCCTTTGCACCTTCTGCCGCCATGCCTACGCCTACAGGGTCCGTGATTACTTGGTGCCCGACGCGCTGCGCCCATTGGCCGACGCTCGAAGGAAGTCCTTGCCCGTAGTCCAGCGGGGCGTCTCCTGTTGCCGTCTGGCTGGGGGGAAGTATGCCAGTCTTCTCCCCGGTGAACGCGCCGATGCCCTTGACACCCTGCCATGCGGCTTTCAACGTGTTCGGGTGGACGATGCCATAGTACAGAGCGTTGCCGATCCCCCCGCTTGTGCCTGCGGCGGTGTCTGCGGACAATCCTTGCGATAACTCCTTGCCAAGACCGTAAGCGGCGGAAGGGATGCCGACAGCGGCCTTGCCTGCCGACGCGGGGACGACTCTTGTAGCGAAGTCACCGATGCTGGTTGCTTCGGGCGTCGGGGTAGACGCCCATTGTGTAGCTTTGCCAATTGCGGTAGTTGGGGCGGGCGCGACTTTAGATTTGAGCGAAGCGAAGGTCTCCGCGCCGTCGTCTCCGTGCAAACCTGCCTTGAGATCGTCGAAAGCGCCCATTACTTAGTGCTCCCCACGTATTCGTCATGCGCCGAGGCTATCGCCTGGTCGCTCATGCCCGCACCGCGCAAGGCTGAGATGACTTCAGACTCGGACAATTTGCGGCTAAGTAAAGTCCCAATCAGGGTTGAAGGTTTAAGCCCCCTCGCCAAGTCTTTTTTGACCAATTCGGCGTTGCGGGCATCACCATTGGGCGGAGCCGATGATCCGGCGGACTCTCCCGGTTTTTCTTTGATCCCCAATTCCTTGCGCAGCCGGTTTGTTTCAACGTCGATCCCCGACAACCGGCTTTGGCCCTCTTTGCTGGCCCATTGGATCATTTTCTGTAACTCTTTCAACGGCATCGAATCATTGACGCTCTGCTCGTATTTCTTGGCGGTCTCAGCCTTGGCACCGGCCACACCTAAACTGCCCTCTGCCATCTTGGACATTTCGCCACGGAGACCGGTGAGGACGTTGTTGAGGGATGCGACCTCGCCAGACCCCATGCCCTTGAGTTTGATAAGTTGCTGAATCGTATAGTTGGCGAGTTTCGGGTCGCTGTTGAGGTTGTACCTCTTTGCTATGTCGGTAACGAGTGAGCCAAAATTGTCGATTGTGTTCACGAAGTTCGCATTGGCTGTACGGTATGCGACGTTTTTAGTCCATGCCTTGACGTTGGGGTCTTGAGCACTGGCACCGTACTTATCGGGGTTCTTCGCCCGGTCATCGGACGAAACCAACTCAATCTGCCCCGTTTCCTTGTTCAGCATCGAGTACATCCTGCCATTTGTACCGCTGCTGTCCTTCTTGAACTTGGCTTCGGCTTCCAATATCCTCCGGCTGCGCTCAATCGGGTCAGTGACGCCTTCGGCGTTCAGCTTTTCCTCTTCCGCTGCACGGACATCCTTGTAAGCGTTCGGCTGACCTGTACCCGGCTTGCCCTTTTTCATGTAGTCGGCCTGTGCCTGATTCTTGGTGATCTCCGATTGCCGCAATGCCCCGATCCCTTTTGCGCCCTCGTCTGCGGCATGGGTACTGGCAAGTAACGCATCATATTTTGAGTGGTTCTGGTCGTAGTCGAGCGGGACGTACCCTAGTCGCTGTTTCACCGCATCTCTGGATGCTTCGAGCGCAGTTGTATAGTGAGGCCGACGCACCCCGTCCAGCCCCACTTCCATCTGCTGTTCGTATGGTTTCATGTTCTGGCTACCGGGTGACCAATCGACGCGGTTGCGTATTGCAGCATCTGCTTCAGGGCTGAGTGGGCCATTGAGCGAGACAATCGGGCTTCCCACGTCGCCGTTGAATGCGTTGTTGCCGGTGGATGCGTCCTGCACCGACTGAACCGCGTTTGCGACGCCGCCTACGCGCCCTGGTTGAGCGGCCAAGCGGTCGATGTTGCCGGTGTTGATGCCGATGCCCTTCTTGCCGTCGCCGGGGGAGAGGGAGAACAGAGGGGTAGGCGGCGGGGTAGGTGCGGGCACCGTCCCGTTGCTCATCTTGGTAAGGTTCTGAGTACCAATCCCCGCAGAGGGATTCGGGACCGTGGGAGCCGCAGAAATGGCTTTGTCTGCGGCAATCGCCTTATCCTTGTCGGTAGGCGACCCGCCTTGTTCGAATCCTACCCCCTGTTGCGGCGGGATACCGATACCAGCGTTGCGCGGCGGATTAGGGTTGCCCATCTCCTTTTTCAGCCCGGAGACTTCCTTGTCCAACATCGACTTGCCGATTGCCAGCGCATCGCCAGGAGACTGAGCACCATTACGAAGCCCGATACCCATTACCGCATCAACCGGGATGATGTACTCGCCGGTCTGTACCGGAAGTTTGGTATTGTCGCCGCCGCCGGGAGTCACCGGGCCGGGTATCATGCCAGCGGGGGCCGATATGCCCATCTGCGGCGAGCCACCTTCCGCGAAGCCCTGACCGGGCGTGACCGGGTGGCCGATGCTCATGTTGTACTCGGCGACCTTACGCCGTACCAAGTCTTCGATGGCGGGATTAAACATTTATTCCTCCGCGTCGGCGGGCACTAGACCGTCAATCAACTGGATTGATTTATAGCACGTAAAATTATGCTTGACAATGGCGATTTAAGTATTGTGCGTAGTTATGGCTACACCTTGGTTGCCCATCGTTTGTGCAATGCCGATGTAAGACTTCGCCAGCGAATCTATCGCAGTCAGCATCAGCGCATTCGATGTTTCGGCTTGAGCAATCTGAGATTTGCCTTTTTCGACAAGCGCGTTGACGGTGACTTCCCACTCTTTCACTATCAGCCCTTGCCGCTCCATGCTGAGTTTCTGTGTCTCAATGTCGGCTTCCATCACCGCTATGATCGTCGCCACTTCTTCTTTGAACGACACCAGTGCAACATCGGCCTGGGTCTTGAAGCGTTCGAGGACAAGCCGCTGCCCGTCAAGCAGTACCTCATAGGTCTTAATGGCAATGTTGGCTAGAGCTTCTTGAATGCTCGTCCCGGATGCAATTGCCATTTGTAAGTTGCGCGTCACAAGTTCGCCGATGGTTTGCGTGAGGGTGCGCGACTGGTCCGACTTCCGCCATGCAAATTCCTGGATGACTTGGTTCTGTAGCCCGGTGGTCATGCCGTTAGGGATACGGAAACCTTTACTCCCTGTCCGCGCCCCGGCAAGGTCAAGGGCCATTCGCTGCGTCTGCAAGTCCCGTTCGATTCCTTGGTTATAGACGGCATCCTGGATTGTCGGGCTTACGTTGGCCCCGCCGCTGTCGATAATGTCCATTACAGCCGATTGTAGGGCGTCGAATCCTACCGGCGTGTAACCGAAATCGGGCGCGGTGGTCATAGCCGGCGTGGTCAACGTGGGTATCGCCCCAAGTGCGACCGGAGTTGGCGGAATAGTTGGCGGCGTTGGAGTCGCGGAGAAGTCGAACCACGTCAAGTTTTGCCCGTTGGCAATGGCGGTCAAATTCGACAGCGATGACTCAATGGTGCTCTGCAATGCCAGAACTTGGGCATACGACTGATTGAGTAAATCCTGGCCGGTTACATCACTCACTTGATAATCCTCCTTCTAGGCTGCACCGATACCATCACGGATTGGAGGTCGAAGTTGGACCCGTCCATGTTCCGTAGCCGCCATTGAATGTGTGTTCCTTCCGCGCCCCGGTCGAGCTGCACCCGCTGAGTGGTCAGGTGCATATCATTGTCGCAAGGCTCGATGAACTCGTAGGGATCATCGTCTTCGTCGTAGACCGGGGTAATGGCAATGTCACCGTCGCCGCGCAGATCGAGATACACGTCGGGCGCGTTCTTGAGCTGCGGGAAGCCGCAAGTGGACACTCCGCTGATGATCTCGGCGGTAATCTGCGCCCCGTTGTCGTTGGCCCCGGTCAGTTTGTAGAGTCCGCCTGCGGCGATGCCGTAAACGTCAGTTCCCAACCGGAAAAGTGACGTGAACGGGTAATTGTCATACTCAGCGGCGGCGAGTAGCTTGGCATTGAGCGAGAATGCGGACGCCGGGGCAGGTAGCGCGGCACCGGGCACCAAATCTGCGACGAACGCCCCGCCAATTTCGGTTGCAACAAGCGTGAATTCGACAGCGGCCCCACCATCATAGAACGGCACTTCCATCCGTTCCACGGCTGACCCGCCAAGTGCGAAGGGCGGTATAGGTACGGCTACGAATCCCCCGCCTGTCGCAAACGTCGGCGACATTTCGGCTATGAATCCACCTCCAATGCCACCAGATCCGCTACCGACCGATATTCCAGGTGTCATGCGCATCAGCATGAGGCTATCCTCCTATCTTGAACGGCAGACACATCCGCTCCTTCATGCTGCCGGATGGTTGCGGCAAACCAGGAACAACCGGCAGCGCGTTCGGTGCCATGCGCTCAAGCGTCGAGCCGCCTGTGGTGAACGGGGCTGGCGCGGTGGCGACTTCTGCGAGGCTCCCGCCAAGGGCGAACGGTGCCGGGGCGGTGGCGAGTTCTGACCACGACCCGCCGCAGAGGAAAGTTGTCTCGGCAGTGATCGGCGGTGCGGGCGGTACCCAAGGGCCGGACGGAGCAGACGGAGTACCGGGGGTGGCAGGAGGATACGGGTTAACCGGGGGCACAGGATGGCCGTTCACAGTGTCGTATCCGGAGACTATGGCGGTCCAATTGTCAACGTCTACGCTACCCGGCATGACTGTATAAAACACGTCCGGTCCAGATGCCTGCGCATCTGGCCGCCAAGTCTTTACGACGTAACCGTCTGTGAGCGATTCACCAGCGAATTTAACCGTATAGATGACGACGTTCTCGCGGAGAAATGCGGGGAACTCGTCCGCATACGCCGGGTCGGTCGGTCCTCTCCGGAAGTGGAAATAGTAGTACAAAAAGTAATTCGGGTTGTTATACCCGAGGTTGCCAAATTCTACATAGGACAGCGGGGTATAGTAGTTGTTGATCGTCCGCAATTTCCCGTCTGGGGCGATATAAACCCACCACTCAGCATCCGGTTGAATCAATGGGTTCATCCCGAGAATGCTGTTGTTGAGATAGGCGGATGCGTTGGCGGCATCCCATGTGAGGTAGTCGGCATTCGATGCCGGTCCTGCATACCGCTGTAGGCTCCACGAATTGTCCCATCCGTTGTCCCAGAACCGTTGAAGGTATGACCAGTAGGTGCTCGGGGCAAACGCGGTATACGCGCCGTCAGAGGCCACGGCGGCGGTCACGACAGTAGACGTGCTTTTCGCCCACAGGATATAGACTGGGTTTCCTACTGCGAGGAACGTAACGGAAATTACCGCACCGCAAGCAGCGGAATCAATCGCAGCGCCAGCTATCCCATTGAGCGTGTAGGGGAACTCAAGAAGCTGGAACCGGCACGATGCTGTCTCGGTCTCCTGCCATACACTTGTATGGTAGTTGTAGACCTTGCCGGTGCCATCGTGGAACGTCGTATAGATCGCATTTTTCATGTGATTGGCACCGCTGGGGCGATAGGTGGAGGTGTCGGCGCTGGTTGGGGCGGGGCGATTCCCGGCGGTATACTCGGCGTTCCCACCTTCGTCACAATCAGCCCGTCGCCCGAGTGCGCCGCGTTGAAGGTGTCGATGTCTGCCTGGGAGACGCTGACTGCCGGAGTACCAGGCGCGCCGGACTGAATGTTATCTTTCTGCACCCAGGACACAAAATCGGTAGAGGTGAAGACCATACCCGATGAACTGGTGATTACGTAGACCGGGTCGTCGCCGATGGTCAACGAGTAGGTCGCGCCGGTCTCGGGAACGGTGATCCCGGTCGAAGCCGTTACAAAAGCGCCAGTGTGCAGCGTAGCTTGAAATGTGCGCAGCTCACCACCAATGCTGTAGGCCCCAAGACTCCCCGCGTAGTTGTCGCTGCCGACCCCGGTATTGCCGATGACGTTGTAGATGTCGATGCGCGCCTTTATCGCCGGAGATACGACAGCACCGCTGACAGATCCGACATCGGCCCAATCCGGATAGGGCGGGTATTGGAGTCTGAGCCCCTGCACGGTAAAACCAGTGCTCGACGCTGAGACTATTCGATAGAAGTAATATGCTGGTGCTACAGGCATCTACTCGCTCCTATATAAGCCGTGCTTTGCCTAGAAAGCTGTCCCATCCAGCCACGCCAGTGGGCCATATTCCTGAACGTTACCTAGTGCATCAGTCCACACAGGCGCGCCGGAAACAGTGTGCCACGTATAGCCGTTGTCGGTGCTTATGGCGAACTGAGTCCCAGTCGAATCGCGGCAGATGAATCCGGTTGTATACGGCGGGTATTGCAGCGTTCGGGAACCGTCCGAAAAATATATATACACGGGCCAGTCGAGCAGAAAGTCCTGAATGGCAAACGGTGGGTTGCTTCGTACCGTCCACCCCCACGACCCATCGGAGACCATAAACACAGGCGCCCCGCTCAACGTCCCGCCTATGCCGAGGTACCCGCCGAAGTTCTGAGGTGTTCCTCCTACAAAGCCCGCTTCAGTCGCTTCTTTGTAGGTCAGGAACGTCGCTACCGCATAGGCGGTTCCATTACCTACCGGTAGGGGATTCGGCACCCACGGATTACCATCAACCGTCAGATACGGGTTTTTCTCCCATGCCTGTTTGTTGACATCGGTGTAAATAATCAGCAACGAGAACAGATGCCCGGCAACAAGCGTAGCCGCCGCGCCCCCCGCTGGCCCTTTGAACGAGTTGAGCCATGCGGTATAGACGCCACCCAAGATGTCCGCACCGGTAGCGACCTCGGAAGCACCAAGTCCGATGTCAATGACATTGGCTCCTGTGTTGAACAGGCTCGACATTTACGCTACCCCGGCGAAGCCTGTCACGTAAGGGATCTGGTTCGGGTAGTTCATCGGATTCGCGGGCACCGTCTCGGTGTCCTGCATCCAGAACTTGACCGCATCCGTGGTCGTGATGTCGGACGGGTTGAGCACCGGAGCATAGGAACCCGGCCCGGAGCCGCTGTCGATAGCGAAGACTGCCGAGCCGATGGTGTAGATGACAGCCGGCGCTGCCGTGGCGTTCGTGTAACTGAGATTCGAGATGGTAACGGTGGTCGTGGTGTTGGCCGTCACGGTGCCGACGAAGGCACCGTTGTGATTGCAGGCGCGGCCAATCAGAGCACCAGCGGTCAGCCCGGAGAATCCGGAACCGACACCCGATGCGAAGGTCACGCCGGTCTGAGTCAACGCCGCCTGTGTCTGCGAGTGGTCGAGAGACTGGATCTGCAAGCCGGTGTAGACGTAGCCGCTGTCGGCCTTGAGCCAGAAAGGTACGGATTTGGTGACAACCGAGCCAGCTGTGCCGCCGAAGTTGGCAGTCAGCGCAGATGCCGGGATGACATGGAGGGTCTGCGCGGCAGACGGCGTTGCCACGGTGGTGATGGTGTTGGCTGCCACGGAGTAATCCAGGGTCACGGTGAGCTTGGCGTAGACGCTCAGAGTCGCCGTCGATGCCGTCGCCTGGGTGTAGGTCAGGTCGGAAATGGTGACGGTGGTTGCGTCGTTAGCCGTCACGGTGCCCCTGAAAGTGCCGTTGTGGATGACGCGATAGCCAATCAGGGTACTTGCGGTCAGCCCGGAGAAGCCGGACCCAACGCCCGCCGCGAAGGTCACACCCGTCTGTGCGGTCTGCGTTTCGAGGTAGACGCTGCCGAGTTGGGAACCTGCGAACGCGGTGAGAGCAAAGGCCGTCTGCGCGCCGGTGCCAGCGAACGCCTGCGCCATGAAGACCTGCTGAGTGCAGGCGGAATCGGAGTACATATTGAGTGCCATGATCGTTTCCTTTTTGGCGGGTGTTCTCCCGCGACGGATTGATTTCTACCTAAATAGCGAACATGCTTACAGATTGTGACCTGTTTATGATTGCTTCCAGCCTTAGAGTCGGGATGCCGCCGACAAGTTGCACCGATACCATCCGCTGTTCCATCCGGTAGCCCCATATCGAGGTATATCCGAGTTGTGCTTTGTTTGCCGTGCCGTCCTTACGGGTGAGCGTGAACGTACTGATTCCCGACGAATCAACAATCACTGCGTCGGTGGCCGAGTATATCCCCTGCGCGTTGATGCCGGCCATGATCCCGTTGACCGCGTTTGCAACCATGCTGCCGCTCGAATCATCGGTGACAGTGAAAACAAACTGGTTGTCCACAAAGAACTGATCCCCGATAGTGATACCGCCCTTGTCGTCTACGTCGTCGCGTGAACGGAAATTCGAGCATCTGACGGTGCATTGAGCGACGGAATAGTTCACCGTGTCGAAGATGTTACCAGACAGTATCGGCACAAGTTGCAGCATGACGGAGTTGCTGTCTCCGATGCCAGGGTAGTGAACGTGCATGTCGCCGATGCCAGCATCATTCCTCAGCCCCGGTTGCGCCGTGGAGAGTTTCAGCCCTGCCGCGTCCACCCCGTCCCACGTGTAGCAGTCAACGCCGGACGGAGGAGTGCCAAGCCACAAAACGACCGCCTGGCAGAAAACGTCCATGCCTTTGCCACTCGTCCCGCCTCCATTGATCGCCGAAATGACGGAGCCAAAACCGTCCTGTGTGAGTATGGACCCCGTAAGAATCGGGTACTCATTGCCAGAACTGTCAACCAGCACATAGCCATTTTGGGGGATAATCCGCGTCTGTGCTGCAATCTGATCCATGTTGAACGTCGGTGCGGTATTGAGTTGCCCCCACGCTACAAGCCGCCCGTTGAGCGCCCATCCGTAGGTGGATGGATTGTCCGGGTAGCCAACTGCGGCAAGCGTCTCGGGCGTAGACGGTCGGAACCCCTGCAATACGTAATCCCGCGACGAGGGCGTCAGGTTGTAGATTTGAACGAGTGCCATATCCGACTTGCGCACTTTGTCCACAGTAAGCGCCGTGCCGGGGAAAAGCACCGTATCGCTACCGGACGGATCGTAGCTGTAGTCGCTCAGTCCCATGTAATGGTTTACCGCATTATCCACAGTCAGCCGCACGATGTAATAGTGCTTTGCGGCAGGCGAGGTGAAGATGTCGAGCATGTTGTCCATGTGGCGACTTCCAGCCGGGGCAGGCGTTGCCCCCAAATCTGGCGGCGTGAGCCTTGCTCCGTGTGGCGCGGGGGTGATCGCAAGAGGCACCGAGTCAAAAGTCTGGTCACTAGCCTCAGTCACCTTGAACAGCGTCCCTGAGTAGGTCGTGGCATCGTGGATGTAGGCCGTGACCATTTCCGGCAGCACGTGATACCGGATACCCGGCAACTCAAGCCCGGTTGTCACCTCGGATTGAGAAATAGCGTAGACGTTCGGTGCGGCGTAGTCCGTCTCGTAGAGATTGTTCGCATCTTGCGAAGTATTAACCAACTTCGTGTTGATGTTCAGGTCGTTGACGTTGTAATACCCCTCAAGGAAATACCGGAGTAGCGCCCACCGGTTGCCGGTCGCCGGGTTGATGTATTCGGTCGGGATGTCCCAAACAAGCGATTCACCGTAGACCGACAAAATCGGTCCTTGAAACATTACCGTGCTGGTCATTACCCCATTTTGCGGCGTAGCGTAAAAGTTCAGCCGGTCATAAAGAGTAACCATCGCGCTACCAGTCGCCGGGTAGGTCGGGTTATCCGTGGTTAGCGGCCAGAACGTCGGAAGCGTGGGCAAGTGCGCAGGAGTCAAAGCCGGAAACGACTTGGGCGCGGTTTCCAGCCAGTACGCACAAAATGCCGCTGCAATCTGGTCCCACACGAACACCGCGAACCGGGGCACCGCCGCCAGGATCTTGATGTCAGGATTGGAAAGAAGAACAATCACCCCGTCGATCAACACGGTCTGCCGCAAAAGCCCCGTCTGCGAAAACTTGCGGTGCAGCGCCAGCGCGTGTCCCACGTAGTCAGTCGCGGAATTACCGACCAATATCAGGCGAGGATGCGCCGTCATGACACGAACTCGTTGTAGACAGCCCCTAATCCCTGCAACGCACAGATGAAGTGTGCAAGGCCGTTTTGCTCTCTCACAAGCGCAGACCCTGCCGCTGCTGCCGGGAACATGAACCGGTCCTGCGTCACGTTGTTGAAATATCCGCCTGCTGCGCCGACACACACGCCACGGGTAGACGCCCACATGAGGCAGTTTCCGGCAAGCCCCTGGATGCCGAGCAGTTCGCCCTTGATCGGGTAGGCGGTGCCGGGGATGGCGGCGTAGGGCGCAACGCTCAACTGAGACATGCCGCCCTCAACCATCGGGTCCGTGCCCTGCAACCAGAATGTTTCATCGCCTGCCGAGACGAACAACCCGCCGCCCTGCCGCGATTCGATGCGGGCGACCATGTTCGCCTTGCCGGTGAAAACCGCAACCGGATTCGGGCCGGTCGGGGCCATTTCCATGCTCTCAAGCGCGTTCGGAGAGGTCATGTCGTCGCAGCACACAAGAGCGCAACCGTCCACTCCGCCGAAACTGTCAACCAGCATGTAAAGCCGCCCGTTGTAGAAGTCCATGCACCGGCCAGCGGGCATACGCTGCTTGTTATTGCCGACAGAGACACCGCCGAAGGTATCAACCTGCCCAGGATGTGTGACCGGCGTGTCAACTCCATTTTCGATGATGCCGTACTGCTGCCCGTTCGAGTAGCAAACCACGTCGTTCACCTGGCAGAAGACCACCGGCAATCCGGGGATCAGGTCAAACTTCACCGGAGCGATGGACCCGTCAGCATTCAGCCGATTCAGCACCGTGCCATTGACAAAATATGCCTCTGCCGGGTCGTAGGGATTCGACCAGCCAGAAGAAAGCCCTGCAGCGTTGAGAACATTTGTTCTCCCCTTGCGAACAGAAACGCCGCCAGCATTGTTGATGTCGAGATTCCGCAACTTGACCGCTTCGGTGTAAATGAGTTGGCGCGACCGTGGGACAGGTGCCCCGACATCTGCCGGGTCCAGCACATTATTCATCCCCCCGTTGAAGCGGTAGGTTACATTCACACGAACGCCCTCCGGCAACGGACTCCACGGTTGACGGTGCTACGCCTAAGCACGTCGGCTTTGATCTTTTCTATTTCGTCGGCGAACCGCTTTTCATTCAGCGCGGCCAGGTCCGGCTTCTTCGTCTCGGCGTCGTCCTTGGCGTAGGCTTCGGCCATGATGCCGTAGACAAGCGCCTCCTGGTATTCCTCGCGGATGGTCAGCGGTATAGTGTCGTCGGCTTTACCGTTGGCAAGTGCTAGGGGTTTCAGTAACCGGCGGTGGACGGTGAACGTGGCAACCGGATTCCACACGGGCGGCGGGTTCGGATTCGCGTGGGGAGTCGGCCAAAAGGTGATCGAATCCGTGTTCAAGTCGGTGATGATGCATCGGGGGGCACCTACGCCGAAATTCCGCCAGTTCCAGTATTTCGCATCCATCTCGGCAACCGTCATGATCTCCAAGGGGTGAGTCTCAAAGTTCAGTGATGCTGCCGCAATCTCGATGATCTTTGGCGACATGGCATAGTTCGCGGTGCCAGCCACAAGGGGGAGGGTGCACAGCGGCAGAGATTGAACATCAACCGCCGTAGTAGAGTCGATGATAAGCTTCCGAACTGCCGTAAGCATCTTGTTGACCGCGATATTCCCGTAGTCCACAAGCAGCTCGTAGTCGGACCATAGCCGCTTGTTGCCGCGAGTATCCCGCAGCCTATGTCTTACGCGCTCAAGCAGTTCGGAAGGTAACATCTAGGCTTCCTCGTCGCCGTCTTCCACCGGCTCCGGTTCTTCGCCGTTCAGTTCGGCGACCTTGGCGTAAGCTGCTTTCTTCCCCTTGATGCTCTCGATGGGTGTCTCGTTGGCACCGAGCAAGATGTCAAAGTTGCCAAAGCTGGTATGCTTCGCCCAATACTTCGGCTTCTCCACGATGGGTTCCTGTTCCTTGGCGAGGTTCTTGGTCGGGTCGGCAGGACAGAAGTCGAACATGTCAGCACGTTTTGCCAGTTCGGGGGTCCATACGTGGTAGCGGGTGATCGGGTCGCCTGCGCGTTTCAAGTATCTTACTTTGCTCATTTTACTTCCTCCTTTGGGTTGCGTCTTAGACTTTGAGACAGGCGTAAATCTGCATGTTGCCAGCGTCACCGGCATCTCCCGAGAGCGTAACCGTGAACTTCCACGCGGCGTCGCTTACCGGAATCTCGCCTTTCATGCCAGCGGTGATGAGGTCGCCGAGGGTGGTCGTGGTATTGGATGCCAGCGCCCCGCTGTTGAACCACGTGTTGCCCAGAGCGTCCACAACGGTAACGGTCGCGGTCACGCTGCCATTGGTGAGCGTCGGCACCACTATCTGCATCGCGGCAATCCATCCGTTGTCCAGCAACGGGACGGAAAACGTCGTGCCGGTCGCGGCGAACGGGATGGAAATGTTCATCGGGATCATCTTCATTCTGCCCATCTGGTCTACCTCCTGATTTCCTGCTTGGCCGTCCAAATTGGCCCCCTGTTGCCAAGGGGCCGCTTTCAAAGGTCAAACTATGATGCTGCCCTGTAGACCACGTAGGAAACGACGTGATCGGTGGACGGATCGGCGCTGAATACCACCGTGATGGTGTTCAAGGTGGGGGCCGTGGTAACGATGGTCTGCGGGGATGCGCCCTTGGTCTGCAATGTGGCAACCACGATGTCGGTAGCGGCAACGCCGGTCACGGTGAACGCTTCGGTGGCGCTACCGCCTGCGGTGGTGTGTTTCCCGGCGAACTTAACCACATGCGACGGGGCAATGCCGGTCGCAAGGTTGGCGAGGACGACGCTACCGGCTGCGACCGTGCCTACCATCGTGAACGTGCAGGACGTGACGCTGCCCGTGTTGTAGTAGACTGCACCGTTGGCGGTGTCGGTGAACCTGCACCCGACAGCGTAATGCGCCTTGCCGGACGGTGGGGTAGTTGCGGCCCAGCCTTCGGTCGCGTTAAGGTTCTGGTCGCGCTGGGTGACGAGCACGCCGTCACTGTTCAGCGCACCTTTGAGAACTACTTCTCCGAGTGTCTCCTTGGTCCTTCCCATGATGAATCTCCTTGTTTCTGTGGGTTAGGCGTTGGTGTCAACCACGATCATCTGCGCGGTGAAGACCGGGCCGGTGGCCATGGCGGAAATGCTGTCGAGCAGGATGTCCACCGTGCCGTCTGCGGCGGCGAGATACCCGCCCGCTGCCGGGTAGGTGCTGGACGGAGTGGACTTGAACGGACCGGCAGCTTTGCCGTCGAAAGCGGCGATGAAGCCGTCAACGGTGCCCCCGGTAATACCGCATTGCAGGGTGATGGTGCTGCCTGCGCCTGCGGTGACGGATTTCAGGATGACGCCCTGGATCAGCCATCCAGCTTTGAAGGGAAGCGCCTGCACGATGTCGTTGGTGATGCCGGTAACCGGGATGGCCACGGTGGCGGGCGGGGTGATAAAGCACTTGCCCTGCCCGGTGAACGGGATGGCAGCGCCGAGGGTGGTCTTGGTGGTCGTGGACATTTTTATGATCCTCCGTTAGAGGGGCATTGCTGCCCCTCCATACAGGTTAGGGGTTAGCGGTTCTGGTAGCAGTAGAGGACGCCCAGGGCGGTCGGGTTGGTGACCATCCAGTCGTAAATGTTCTCCCCGCACAGGCCGGCACCGTTCGTGTGCTGCAACTCGGGGAAGTATTTGACGTTGGCGAGCTGCTGCACGAAGGTGATGGCGCTGATGTGGCCAAAGAGAACCGGGTACGCGGTGTGCCCGGAGCCGTCCGCGACGGGGGTGTACAAGTTCGAGCTGTAGAGCTTGAACTTGGCCGAGGTGCCGATACGGCCACCGGAGAGGGTGGAGGTCTGGCCGGTCAGGGATTCGTCCTTGTAGTCGGACATTTCCATGATGTTTTCCATCCATGTCGGGATGACCATCCAGCGGTCGGACGACGGAACATCCGCCTCATCCAAGACGCTTTGTGCGTCACGGATCGCCTGTACCGCGTTCACCTCGTTAATGCCACGCGGGGTGCCGGTGACGCCCAGATTGTAGCCGGGGCCAGCGATGGTAGCGGTTGAGCCGGAGCGGCCACCGGCTGCGGTGCCGACGTTGGCGGCGGCGGCGTTCGGGTAGTTGGTGGCGAAGAACTGGGTATCGACCTTGATTGCCTGCTTTTCGCGGGCATCCTTCGCCAGCGTGCCGAGGAAATCCTTGTCCCACATCTGCGCTTTCTGAGCGTCGGTGATGAGGATGTCGAAGCCGGAACCCCTGTTCACGGTCATGATGACCGGGGGGCTCGACGCTTTCTGCCACTGGCGACCGGCACCGTCAACGAGGTCGTAGATGTTGACATCCGGGATGGTGTCGATGGTGACCTGGCTACCCAGCCCTTTCAGCTCCCCGGTGAACTTGGTGTTCGATATGTTGGGGGCACAGCACGCGGCATAGAACTTGTCGCGGTAGATGCGGCTGTAAAGCTGGGGGATACGGGCGTCACCGGATGCGGTGTAGTCCGGCGAGCCAGCGGCGGCGGGGATGTTCCCCATCAGCACGCTCAACGGAGCGAGCATGGCCCTCTTGAGGCCGACTTTGATGCTTCTCAGAATTCTGTTCATGGCGTTTTCCTTTGTGGAGGGTAGTTATCCCTCAATGGAATTGGGTTTATCCCCGGACGCGCCCGTCCAAAATCGCCTGCTGGATGTCTGCTTCGATGGCGTCGATCTGTTCCTGCGTGGCTTTCAGTTTGCCCGCCCGGTTGAGCGCATCGAATCGGTCGATCTCGGCTTGGGTGTAGATCCGTTTTTCGGGTTTCGGTTGCGGGGTAGGAGTACCGCCGCCTTTCTTGTCGGGCTCGGCCACCATGTCGGTGCCGGTGCCTGCTACCCCTTCGCTCCCCAGCGACTTCTCGAACAGCGAAAATACTTCCGCCACCTTTGACGCGTTGCCGCTGCTATAGTGGTGGATGAGCATGTCGTTGTAGGTCCGGTCGGTGCCGGGAATCGTCTGGTCGATGAACTGGACGAAACGCGGGTCCATGACACGGTTGGCGTCGTTCGGGTCGCCGTTGTACTTGCGCCAGTTCGGGGCCAGTTTGTCGATGGTGTCGTTCAGCATCCGCGTGGTGGCTTCGGCCTGCCGCGCTTCCAGGTGCCCCGCCTTTTCCCCGGTGGTTTTGACCTGTCCGGTTACATCGGCGAGTTGCTGTTTGACGGATGCCAGCTCGTTTTTCAGGGCGACGATGAGGTTTGCGCCCTTCGCGCCCACTTCGCCGGTCAGTTCTTCCAGATCGGCATCGGGCACGACCACTGCCGGGGCCGCTGTTTTCTCGGCGAGCTGGGTTTTCAGAGCTTCAATCTCTGCGTTCAGGGCCGCGAAGCCCGCCTTGTTGTAGTTGCCGAACGTGGACTGGAAACGCTGGTCAGCCTTGGCAAGATCCGCCTTGAGCTGTTCCAGTTCCGCCTTGAGAGCCGCGTTTTCGGCGTTCGGCTGCGGGGTCTCGGTCAATCCGTTGGGCTGACTGGTGATACCCGGCAGTTCGGTCTTGCCTGCGTCTGCGGTGGTTACTTCGGGGAAGATGTCCTCTATCGAAGTTGTCGCCAGAGGTTCTGCGCCCTTCGTTGCTGCCTGCTTCTCGGCTTCCTTCTTTTCCATCTCTGCCTTGATAGCTGCAAGTTCCGCTTCCGCTTCCGCCGCCTCCCTTGCGATTGAGTCCCTGTCCGTCACTGACATTACTTCTGCTCCTTCCGGGTGCTGTTACGCTCTCCCGATCTTTATTGGTGCGGTCCTATAACGGTCTCCGCTGAGTGGGTGCCGACAATCGGCTTTCCCGATTCTGTACCTGCTGCGGTGCTGCTTTGATGAATGCGAGGATTTCGCGCAACTCCCAGGCTTTGCCCTTGCCGCGTTCCCCTTCTTCACCGGAGAGGTCGATGTTGGCGTCCTGCTGCTCTGCCAACGAAGATTCGATGTGTTTGACGAAATCGTTGAAGTCGCGGTTACTTGCGAGCCTCACCAATGCGTCATTCAGTTCTTGCTTGGGCCGGATCATCTACGCCGCCTTTTGCTGTTCGCCGCCGGCAGGAGCGCCCGCCGCGTCGAGCGTCTGCGAATTGGCTGCGGGCGGTTGGCCGTTCGGTGCTTCGCCGCCTGCCGGTTGGTTCGGTGACTTCTCGATTGCCTCAAGGTTCGGGATGAGCTGCTTGATGCTCCATCCGAGTCCCTTGGATGCCTCGCCCAGCCCGTAAGCAAGCCCCTTCTGGCCGGAAATCTGAGCCAACGTCGGGTTGCGGGAAATCCGGTCGATAAATTCAATCTGCCGGGTTGCAAGCTGTTCACGCGCCGACTGCGACTTGGTGGACCGGGACACAACGCGGGTCGTGCCCTTGATGCTCGGGTCGTTCACGTTCAGCATGTTCCAGTCAAACTGCTTCTTCATCTTCGGGATGATGATCCCGGCATCGAAGTTGTCCACGGCCATGTTCATGTTGCGGCCCGCTGCCGTCATTCTCATGTTCAGCGCGGAGGTTGTACGCTCGCCGCCGCCGGCAGCGTTGGCGAAGGCCGGCACAACTTGGTCGTCGGCTTCCTTCTTGAACTTGTCGAAGATCATCAGGAGTTCGGCGGCGTTCAGCTTCGCTTGGTACATCCTGAGCGCCGGTCCCTCGATCATCCGCTTGTTCGTGGACATCAGCTTCTTGTTCGGGTAGATGTCGCCGTCATCGCCAGGGGCAAGCCGGGATTCGTCGATCTCCCAAACAGGACCGGAGGAAATCGCCACGTTCGCCATCATGTTGCGGATGGTGGAGCGGGTCAGGTTCTCAATACCCTTCATCAAATCTGCGGGGCTTTCCCCCCAAATCGAATCGTTGGTCTTGACGAAGGAGGCCGAATCGTAAGGGATGCGCCCCAGCGGGTCCGGGTTCAACCGGGCTTGGAAGATAACGTCGTCTACCATCCGGGCGCAGATGGGGTAGTAGTCGTTTTCTTCGGGTACGTCCGATTCCTTCATGCCCCACTCGCGCAGGATCTTGCCCTGCACGTCGCCCCAAAAGTAAAGCCCGTCGATTTTGCCGCCCGGTACGTTCTCCTGGGTGCCGGAAATGTCTTCGTTCTCAAGCCACTTCCGCTCCGTGTCGATGACGGTGGTTTCCTTTCTGCCGTTCGGGAACCGCGAAAGGATCTTGTCGATTGCTTCGGAGTCGTAACCGGGGCGTCCCTTGAGCCGCGCCAGGTCATCCGGGTTGTGGTGCTCAAGCTCGATGAAAGAGCCGTCATTCGGGTGCAGCGCGGTAGGGGAGGGGTAGGCATCGAAAGGAGAGATGCGCCAGTAACCAGGGACAACCTTCGTCGTCGCCTTGTACTTCTGCGTCTTGTCATCCCATTTCAGCGCCTTGATGGTCTTCGGCAACGGGCCTTTCATGAATGCCGCTTTCCTGCGCGAAAAGTCGGTCACGCACGCCTTGTAAGCGTCGTCCCATCCGCCCTCATGGAGCTGCGACATAATCAGCCGCTCCATGTTGGTGCAGCGTTCCTCTGCCACACCCTTTGCCTCTTCCAAGACAATCTGCTCTATCTCCGGTTCGGATGAGCGGATAATCTCGACCACCTGGTTAGCGTCAAGCGGCTGATTCTGCGCCTGCGCCTGCCTCATGACGGCTTGCAACATTTCAATCTGCTTCTGCTGGATGAGCTGCCCTTTGATTTCGGGGGGGATCTCAATTACACCGTCCGGCTCAACGTCCCATGTGCGGTCGCCGTGCGGGTCGATGGTGTCGAGCATCCACGATTCGCAGTCGCGGCACTTGTGGTACGTCATCCTCAACGTATCTTCGGGCAGGCCAGCCTCTTTGATCGCCGCCAGTTGCTCCGGGTCGTATTCCCCGTTGAACCGGCGTTCGTTCGCCAACTCGTCCTGCTCGATTACCTGCCGCGATTGCCAGTTGATCTGCCAAACGTTTCTGATATGGACAGCAAGGGAGTCATGGGGCGTAGGGATAGCGGTAGAGCCGTCTTCAATGCCTTTGAAAACGTCGTCCAGGTCAACCATCCCGTCTTGTTTCTCTGCTTGCGCCATGAATCCTCAGTTGATGCGACGAGGGGGCCGGTATAGCCCCCTCTGACTTACTTTTTGCCCTTCGGCGCGATCTTCATGATGGAGGAGTCTTTCTTCGGGCCACCCGGCCTCTTGCCGACGTTGCCCTTCGCGGGGGCTTTGGAGCTTTCTTTCATCTTTTTGATGTTTGCCACGGTGATTCTCCTTGTTGATGGTTGGTGAAATGGTGGAGCCTTGAATCCGTAGACAGGCTCCCGGCCTACAATCCGAGCATAAGCCCGAGTATGAAGCTCGCCCGAAGGAGAGCGCCCGGAGGAGCTACATGCCTAGACTCTGCCCTTTCTAAAGGAGGTCTCCGGGCCTACACATTGAGATGATTAAACGCAAAAGAGGCCGCACACGTTCAGGGGGATGAACGCAATACGGCCTCTTTTGTCGATCTGACTTTCTGCATTGTGGTCCCTCGCTTGTGCGAGCACGCTACTTTTACTGATGACGCAGGTAATATTTCCTAATTGGCGCGAATAGTCAAGAAGAAAATCAATCCGGCGGAGTGATTAGGCTGGCGACTCATGAAACGTCGTATGCTTCTCAATCCGGGTCTTGTCCTCTTCGCTCACCCGCTCCGGCCAGAACGCCAGTGTGACCGAATCCGCCGCGTACTTGACCAAATCGGCGGGATCTTCCGGCATCAGGTAGCCGAATCTCGCGCCGACGGGGATACCCAGCCCCTTCGTCTCCCCGGTGATCTGGTGCCGCAGGACGAACCACAGGAGGTACGCAGGCAGCGGTTGCTCCTCGGTGATCGGCAGCGGGGCAATCTCGGCAGGCTCGGCGAAGACAAGGGAGTTATCCTTCATCCACGCGGAGAAACCAGCGACGAACGCCGGGAGTAATTCGGACATGTTTTGAAAGGTAGGGGCGGTCATTTGGGGCTCCTTTAATACCAAGCGCGCTTATTCGGCTTCTTTGAGGTGGAGGCGCGGGAGGAGGGGGTAAAATTCCTCTTCGGCGGCACCACGGGGTCGAGATCCTTTATCAGATACTTGCCAATGGCGATGCTCATCACCCGGTCATCGAACGTACCGGAGTCAGCTTCTTCTCTCCCGTCACGCTGGCGCTTAAAATTCAGCATTTCATCGTAAGTGCCGGCGCAGCGGATGCCAGGGTCAGGCTCGGACATTACCAGTTTCAGGTTGTCCAGAATCATCGGGCGGGACTTCGTTGTCGTCAGCCAGCCAAAGCGGCGACGGCCCTTGCTCAACGGTTCCGCCAATCGGTCCTGCACCACATGAGGGTATTCCATCCGCAGAAGCTCATCCACGACCGTTAAGCCGTGGTTGTTTTTCTCCGGCGCGAGCCATGCCGTGTTATACCTCATTCCCAAGTGGTACATGAGCGCGGCCAACTCGTAGGGCGAGCATTTCAGATGCGCACAGGCCACTTGTTCCCCGGTGAAATGATCGAGCACATCCACGGATGAAAAGTCGCCGTGTTCAAGACCTTCGCTTACGTCGGCAGAGATCAAATACGACGTGTTCTGCATCGGCTCTTTCCAGACTTGCACAATCCCGTCCGGCTTCGATATGAACTGTCCGCCAGCGGTGAACAGGCAATCGTATCGCGCAGACGGTGGCGTACAGAGGTCGCGCAGATGCAGCACCTTTTCCGCGTCGAAGCTCGGAGTACCGCTGGCGATAAATGCCTCACGTGAATTCATTGGATATTCTTGAGAACGGGTGTTTCTGTCTCCGCTGCAACGATTACTCAAGACCCAACGATACCATTGGAGCTGGGAATCACAGAGGTTGTACCGCTTGACCCATTCCTCTTCTTCCGCCGTCCGTTTGAACCCTTCGACCGGCTCCATCCGGTACTTCCTGGCGACAAACCAAGGAATAAATACGGAACTGCACTCGTTCATAGGGTCCGAATCTTCGTTTACCTTCATCTTCCAGTGCGGTTTCTGCTCCGTGTCCTGGTAGACCTCGTAAACGTACCGGCAGGAGATGAAACCGGTATGGAACGCATTGCCCTGTCCCTTCGCCGTAGATTCGTTGAGTACGGAGGTATTCTGGTTGCGCGGGATGGCATTGTCGAGGGATGCCATGATGGATTTCACGTTCTCGGCAGGCCACTTGGAAAGCTCCGACCGGTGGGAGTGAGTAATCATCATGCCCGATGCCGGGTCTTTCGTGTCAGCCGATCCGACCATGATTGTCGAATCGAGCCCGGTGTTTTCCGGTGACTGAAAATGGATGATATAGCCGTTGTTCTTCAACTTCGGCTGCGCCAACTCAGGCTGCACGTTTGCGTCCAGTCGCTTCACCATCTCGAAAAGGTATGCGGTCGTCTTCGGGTCGTGAGCGATGATGGAAACGTTCTGATTTTTGAGCACTCCGGTGAAACGTACAACTCCGTTTTCATCGGCCTTGAATCTGCCCTTGGCGCTGGTCATCCAATGGCATCTTGAAGCATACCAGGTACTTAGCCCTTGGCGGCGTCCCTTGAGCACGAACAACCGGACCATCCGTTTAGCCTTACGAATGTCTGCCCAGATCTCTTCCATAATCATCTGCTCATCATTCAGCACCATCGGCACTAACTCGTTGGCTTCGTTCTGGATGAAATGATTATGCTTTGCAAAAAATTGATAGTTACCCCTGCATTGGAGGATATGATTGTCAATTACCTGCTGTTGTTCTGGCGTAGGTTTTTGTTTTTTGCTCATATATGGGACCATCCGCTGCCGGATAAAATCTTCTGCACTGTACGCTGGCAGACGTTAAACTGTTTGGCGATGTCTCGTTGGTTCATAGACCGCCCAATACTCCGTATTTCCAAAACTTGCGAATCAGTCAACTTGGCCGATCCTTGGGTTTCGCCTCTAGCCTGTCTATTCTTTGCGACTTTGTCAGCGATGTTGTCTTGCTGTGTCCCGACAGACAAATGGTTTGGGTTCACGCATGATGGGTTATCGCATTTATGAAGAACGCAAAGCCCGGCAGGGATTTGTCCTTCAACTAAAGACCGGGAGTATATATGAGCGCCTATATGTTTGCCCGCATCGGTTATGAACATGCCGTAACCTGCCGGTATTTTCCCGCGTAACCAAACCCAGCATTCGTCAGGGCCTTTTACATCAACTCTGCTCCAAAAACGGTCTTGCTCGGAAGCATACAGCACACCTTTAGTGCCGCCATGTCCACCAGAATGCCCACGTATGAACTTTTTGGGCTCACCCTTCACCCATCCCAATTTAGTAAGGCTCTGTTTGGCAATGGTGGACTTGCCGCCACATCCACAATGGCAGAACCCATAAGGTATTTCTTCTTTCTCTTCCAAGTGGCACCTCATTTTAAGCACGAAAAAAGACTGAGAGCGCTCGTGGTAAGGGGAACCACCCAGGGCCTCGCGGCTTCTGGACTCTCAGTCTTAGCTTAGTCATTTTGTCCTCTTTGTTACGAGCGCAATCATTCTACTGGATTGATTGCGTGAAGTCAAGAGGGGTATCACGACGGGCCTCCTTCCGACCGGCACCCGTGGCAGGAGAACGGCAGATCGGGGTCAACTTCCATTCCTTTCCGCCACATGGCGAGCTGGCAGCAATGGTCAGGAGTCGGCAACGGACGCAGCAATTGGCACCCTTCAGCGTGGAGCTCACCCTCTTTACGCCCACAGTACGGGCAGTTTTCTAGGGGCTTTATGGGCGGAGTCCACCCAAGCCGGATTAACGAATCCCTCACCGCCGCGTCCCGCGTCATGACCACCTGGCGGCTGATCGTCTGCATGTCCCCGTCAATCTGCACCTGAGTTTCAAGGTAGATGCGCTCTCCGGGCAGGATCTCGGAGGTGATGCGGTAGGGATGGGCAGGGGTCATTTCGGGGCGTCCTTTGCGATACCCAGCACGGCATAGCCTGCGATATCCCGATACGGCGACTCTCCAAGTGCGTCTTTTGCCGTGGCAATCCTCATCTGCTTGTCGAAGGTGCGGACCATGCAGAGCGCGTCACCGTACTGCTCCGGGGCGATACCTTCGGGGTAAAGCAGCCGGAGGAAGTCGCCGGTCTTGGCGAATGAATCACCGTAGGCGGCGTTCTTGACCGTGACCGTTCCCCCGATCTCAGCAGCTATCTCGTTGAACGTCCGGGGTGCTTTATCTGCATGAGGTTGGAAGTGTATGAACGATACTTCCGACGCGCACGTAGGGCAAGGCCCCGACCCGGCCCATCCGTGTGTGCAAAATTTGGTCTCTGATCCGGTTTTCATATCTCACGACTCCTTAAAGAAGGGTATCCATTGCTGGAAGTTGCGCCCGATGCCGGGGTTCGCTGCCAGGACTGCCGCTACTCGTTTGCGCTCGGCCAAATTACCTCCTAGCCTTCGCCGAACAGTTTTACAAGGCTGTCTTTCGATGGGGTAAGATAAAACTTGCATCCCCCGTACTTTCCCCATATCTCGCCATCGTGCAGCTCCACGGTCAGGCAAGTTTTGTCGTAGCCGGGGCCTACAAGCGCGGAGGCTCGACGCACCAGGTCGTCAAAAACAACGGGGTCAACTTCCTTACTGATGCTGCCCTCTTCATCGTGGCCCAATTCGGAGTTTATCAGCCCCGACTCCGACCAGTGCACGAACACGCTTTTGATGTCGCTGATTTCCACGCTACCTCCTGAATCCGTAAACCAGTGCAGCGGCGTAATCCTTGGCGAACCGCCAGGAATCGCCCTGTATCCAGTACTTCACTGCCAGCATGTAGACTCGAAGCTTTAGGCGCATTTTGAACCCTTTGTCAGTTGGCACACCCGGTCAGGAATCGAACCCACCACACGAAAGTTTGGAGCCTTCGTCGCCTGCCTTGGAACATTCGGGTGCAAGGAGAGTTGCCGGTCTTCCACCGGCTCAGCGTTTGCTTTTCCCCATCGCGGCTACGCACTCCGCTGGTATCGTACCGATTTGGCCCAGGGTCCGCCGTTTTTTAGCCCGGTTGTCTCCGGGGCCGCCAGATGGTGCGCTATCACAGGGAGGAAGCGTCCGGCAGTCACGCCCGATGCCGAAGCAGAGCGGGGACTACTGCAACTTGAACGGCGAGACGACGATCCTCGGCTCGATGTAAACTGGCCTCACCTTGCCACCGTGCGGGTCTTTCAGCATGACCCATGTGCCCTCGGCAGATGCCGGGGAGAAAAGCCCGTTCGGGTCGGCTTGGGGGAGTATTGCGTATCCGCCCTGGTAATGATCGGCTATTTTCTGCGGGTTGGTGTACTGGGTGGAGGCTGGAATGCCGTACCCGATGGACTCCCCGAGGAAAACGAGTTTGCCGGTCATTTCCGCCACGATGTACGTGTACGTTGTCAGACCGTCTTGGTCTCTAAGCTCGTATATGTCCTTGAGGAGCTTTTTCTCGCGGAAGTTTTTGACGGCGGGCATTCCGGCTTTGGCTGTCCCTTCCTTAAGGAGTGTTTCTTGCTGCTGCTGCTGTACCGCGTCGCTGCCGTGGTCTTCCGGCACACACCCCACTACCGAGATAACCACCGCCATCAACAAAAAAAGTTTCTTCACTTCGCACCTCCCTTTAGGTCGTGGATGAATTGGCGGAGATCGGCGGGCATGTTTTCTTCGGGGTAGTCAGCCGCCCGGTGCAAAATCAGGTCTGCCAATGCCGCCTTGTGCTCCGGCGAAGCCTTGATGTACTCGAACTGCATGTTTTGCAGTTCCTGCACCATCCCTTGGTTGTATGCCTTCGATTGCTCGAAGACTTGGCGGCGTACAGCTTCCTGACGAGGGGCGAAAACCTTGTTTATCATCAGGTCATTCCCGGCGCATAGCCACCCCAAAGCGAACAGCGCAGCCAGTGCGGCTACCGTCAAACTGATTGTCTTCGCCATGGCTTACCCCTTCACCTTCGATGCTCGGAAGACTAGCACCGTTTTCGCCGGCACGTTCACCGTCCCGCCCGTCTGCGGATTTCGGCAGGTCCTCGCCGCTTTCTCGACCCTCTTGAACTGGCCGAACGGGCGCAGATCCACGCTGTCGGCACTCTCGATGGCTTCTATGAAGCATTCCAGCATCCCGGCAACCACCGTCTTGCTGCATCCGGTCTTCTTCGCTGCGATTGTCACCAATTCTTTCCTGTTCATTGCCCCTCCCTTTTAAGTTGATCTGCCCTCTCCAAATACTCGTCAATGGCGCGACGGATAGCCTCGGACACGCAAAGGCCTGTTTCTGCTTTCATCTGTTTCAGCCGGTCGATCTGCGACTGGGGATAGTAAAAATTGGTTCTGACCATCCCTGTCCTGCGACTATTGCGCAATTTCTTGTCCATGTGTGCACCAATACTATGTGCATTCGGCAATGTCAACAAAAATAACGCGCTATGCCATTTTACCGGTGGCTCACCCAATAATTACCGTCGCCCAAGTCGTACCCGTTGCCGACGCCGATAGCAACTTGACCTCCCCAATTGTCGCTCATGGTATAGTTTAAATCGCGCTGGCGGGACGTATGACATGTGTGGATAACTTCACCCTCGCTTTCGCAATCCAGAATCAAACAAGTACCGGCATCGGCAGATCCACGATGGTATGGAGCGGACAACCTAAATCTCCCTGGCGTACATCTCGGACACCTCACGCGGCGTAATCCCGAGGTATCGGTATGTCATCGCAACGGAGCTGTGATTTAACTGGTCAGAGATCCGCACGATGTCCGTCCCGAAGTGGAAATACTGGAAGAACGCCCACGTCTTCCGCATCGTGTGCGCCGAGAAGTTACCCTTGAAACCGCAATCCTCGCACCACCACTTCACCATCCGCGATAGCGCCGATACGGTCAGAAATCCCCCCCCCTTCGCCGAAGCGAACAGCGGGGCTGAACTCTCGCGCCCCCTCAATGGCTGAAGCGCCGCCATAACCGTGTCATTCAGCCCGATCCGCCGCACCTTCCCCGTCTTCTGCTCACGGATGGTCAGTGACCCGCTATGGACATCGCCCACCGTCACCCGAACTATGTCCGACGCCCGCAAATTTGTGTTTACCCCAAACGTGAACATCGCCAGATCGCGAACAGAATGACGCCCCAGGTACTCCTTTACTTCCTTCACCTGGTCGAACGTGCGCAGAGGGTCGGCGGCGATGATCGAACCCGGCTGCGGGTGGTTTTGGGATTGGGCTTGTTGGCGGGTCATGGTTATCCTCCGATTTCTACTTTACCGAAGGTTGTGACCTGCTGGCCGAGCGAGGACTGAAGCCCCCGGTGTTTCAGCTCAACGGCCATGTTGGTGGTGATCTGGTTCGACAGCCCGATGATTGCCTTGGCGTCGTTCGCGTTGAGTTCGCCCTTAGCTACGCGCTCAAGGCAGTCGGACAGTGCAGAGCGGAGTTTCCCGGTGGTGGTGATTTCAGCATTTTTTGTGTTGGACATTTTTCAGGCTCCTTTTCAGTTGGATAGTTAAGCGTTTAATTTCGATGAGTTCTGGCGTTGCATCGGCGGCGGGGATTCCTATTAATCGAGCTACTATGCTCTTGGTAAGAATTTCGTTGTTCATAGAGCCTCTTGCAGCCTCTCGCGCTTTGAATGCTGGGCTCTGACGCCATGCGGTTATCCTTGCTTTGGTTTCTGGACGCTGATTGTATTCTTTCCGGTACTCTTTATTCTTGGGCGTTTGCCCATACTTTGCCGCGTATCTTTTTCTGCGCGCTTTGTCCGCTGGTGTTTTCTTCCGCTGCAATAAGTACGCTTTGCCTTCTGGTGTACGATGGTACGCCCTATGCCAAGCGGCGTCCTTTGCCCTATATTCATCCGATGACCGGAGAAATTTTAGGCATTGCTTACAAGCGCCTCCCTTGTTCAAATTGTCCGGCGACCGCACGTGCCCCCGCTTGCAGAGCTTATATTGTGGCTGGTCGGTCATGGCTCGGCTCCAAGTAATCCGGGATGTTCATAGATGTTGCCGATGGCATCCCACCTTTTAACTGCCGATCCGCCATACCTGACAGAATACCAACGGTCGCCTCCAGCCACCGTGTTTCATTGCCGATCTTCTTAGGCAAAAACAAGAACCCGGTGCGGTGCCGTTTCTCTCCAAGTTTTGGTTCGCCGTAAAACCTCATATCAACACCTCCTTAATTGGTAGGCATAACCCTATCATCATGTGCATCTTCATTGCAACTGTTTTCTGAAATTTCCAAGAAAAATTTTAGTGGGGTCCGTGCCAAAGAATAAGGGGGCTTATTCGGTAAGGGGGGGATACCTGACCGGTGAGCAAAATATGGCCTAGGAGCGGCGAACTCACCCAAGGGTATAGTAGTGTATAGGCGGAGGGGAGAAAACCGCTACAGCACACGTACAATGAAGCCGTGGGGCGTAGAACGAGATAAACGGAGGAGGGGATAAGGGGAGAACGAGCGGGAAAGTGAAAAGGGCGGGGGAATGGGGGAGGTATCCTATGGTACTTCGTAGGGGAGGGCAGGGGGGCCATGGACATGGGTGGGGGGTCACCCCCCCCCCCCACCCCCCCCCCCACAGCCCCCCCGAAAACCCGCGCCCACAGTTTACCCCAGCCCCCGACCAACCCCGCATCTAGCTTGCAAACTGGCCCCTAGAGCGGGTCCGCGCCCCCTTGGGCCAACTTAACAGATAAGTTGACATGTGCATCCTAGCAATATCGCGGGGTTACTCTTCCAGCTCCAGGAGATTGACCACTTCTACCGGCATTGAGCCACCTGTTAGCCGCTGGATTTGCTGCTCCACGGTCTCAACGGCTACCGTCTGATCGACTTTGAGCCGGTCGCCGAAGGTGTCGCGGTCATAGTCTTTGGCGAGGTCTTTCCGGTACTTAGCCCTAGTCTCTGCCAGTCTGACAGCAACCATACTGAGGGGGATAATCTCGCCGTTCTCGTCGTATTTCGGCTTCTCCAGGTCGTCCAGCATATCTAGGCCGGTATGAGCGTATGAGGTCGCGGCCTGCTTGGTTGCGCGCCTGTAGCCTTCGTCAAAATGTGGGAGTTCGCCTCTCCACTTGTAGATTTGGCTGATATGCGGCATGTGGTCGTCCCTGCACACAGCCGTTAGCGATTCGCCCGATTCGAGCCGCAGGAATATCTCGGCAGCGAGTTCCGGTGAGTACAGAGACGGGCGACCTTTCTTCTGGAGTATCCTGGCCCTTGCTCGCTCGATATCTTCGGCTGTACCGGCGACTTCGGCCAGTCTGAGCCCGGAGGTGATCGTCACGGCGCTAGCCCTTTACGCCGTCGCCGTTGGGCCGGTTGCTGGCGGCGGTGGTCTCGATCCTGCGGAGTCCGAAGATTGCCATGAGTGCGTATGCTGCGGGGATGTTGGGCTGGTTCGTTGCTGCCATTGGATGATCCTCCTGTGAGTGTGAGTGAGCTGAATTGATCCCTTCGCCGTTACCGGCTCCGGGTGAAACACTGGGATGGTTTAAAACCTTGGCTTTCCAGCTTGTGACCGGATTTGGAGCCTGCAACATGGTAAAGATATAAAGAAGGAGGCACGTTGTAAACCATTGACTTTGCATGTTTCCCGGTGGTATATTTTGCCATGTTTTCATGACATATTTTACTAGGCGGCTAAATGCCTGAATTTAAAGAGAAAAAGCCAGATCGGTACATTTTGATGGACACTTCGACCGGTCTGATAGTTGCGTCATTTTCTCACCTACCGTCGAACAAAGACGCGAAAGGAAAGGGGTATTTTATGCTCTGGCACGCGATAGCATTGGATGACCGAGTGCGCAAGGCCGACGCTTTGCTTTACCTGAAGCTTTGCACCATTATGGAGCCGGGCGGCTGGATAGCTGAGACCCAGCGCAGCGTCGCCACCAAGTTCGGCCTGGACTACTCGAACGTGGTGAAGGGCATGGGCAGATTGATCGAACTCGGCTATATTTTGAAAGCGGAGCACAAGGGAAGTATCTGGTTTCAGATCAATCCTGAGCACGCTCACCGGGGACCGCTTCTGTATCGGAAGACGTAAGGCCGGGTTTTTTCTTCTCCCGGTCGTAGACCAGCAAAATGCCCTCAATTAGCAAATTGACGAACTCAATCTCCGTCGTGCAGTCATAATTTTCATCGAATGCCTGCACCATCGTGGTCATACGACGGATCGCGTCCACCGCTTCTTTTCTCTTCATCGCTGTTACCCCTTGTCAATCTTCCCCCGCAATATAAACTTTTTCTCCCTCCCGGTCAAGTTTCGCTCTTGACACGATGCAAGTGCCCGCAATTGCTGGCAGTTTTCCCCGCTGAAATTATTTTATCACATGTGCATCTTTTTTCTGGACATTACGGCTGCAACTGATATTATAAGGGTAACAGAACGATGCAGCACAACTCAAGGGGGGTGCCATGGGAAAAAGGATATTCGCGAGGCTAGTCGACATCAACGGGGACACAATAACTGAACGCGCGCGCGACACCAAGAAAGAGGCAAAAGAGCAGTGTGAATGGCTGCTCTCTGATACGTTCGCAACAGACCACGCCGGAACCACGCACGAAGCAATGGGGACGGACCACGCCGAACTATGGGTCAACGACAGCCACGAGCAAGACTTTTACAAAAAATAGAGCCCCCGCGCCGCCGGTCGCCTCATAACCGGCAAAGGAGATTCGATATGAAGACTGTACTTTTGAAAGACCAGACGGTTGGGCAGGTAGAAGAGGCGGAGATCGGACAGGTGGTCACGGTCACCCTGAGCGACGAAAACGGCGAGCCCATCGAAGTGATCGGAGAAGTGGAAGAAATCCTGGAAGACTAATCGCCCTCACGCCGCGCGCACCGGCCAAAGTGCGCAAAGGAGACACACCATGAAAGCAACCCTCAAAAACAATTTCCACAATTCCGAAGCGACCGTACTTGTGAAGAATGGGGAAGTGTCCGAAGCCGTCATTATCCGCGCAGGAAAGAAACTTTGCGGCATCAAAGGCTGCACTTGCGGCGGCGTTCGTGGCCCCCAGGATCACACCATTTCGAACCTCTACAACGGCTGGTACTCGGTGGAACCCCACTAAACCAATCAAAAAAGGAGACACTTATGGCATTCCCTATCTACAAGAAGCATTCCGGTGAAATGCTGAAAGGTATCATGACAGTAATCGGCAAAAGCGGCCTGATGCAGTCGGACAAGATGCAGTTCAACGTGATAATCCGCGACGTGAAGCAAGCCTTCGGGCGCGTCGATTACCTCGTCACTCCGGTATCAGGTGATGGCGAAACCTGGGTATCGTCGGAACGGGTAGCAGTCAACTAACCAGCGAAGCAAAAGGGGGATGAGATGAACGCAAAACGGCTTGAAGCACAGAAACGTTACGACGCCACACTCAAGACGGTCCGCGCGCTCAAAGCGGCTCCTGCCAAGTGGACACTGCCGCACGTATATAAAGCCCTGATGAACGGGCAATTTTCGGCCCTGCGCTGTACTGGCAAATACTCCGACGATTACGCCTATGACAACGCCATCAACTTTGGCAAGGGTGATTTCAGCGAGCGTGCTGCCGACTTCGTGCGCCGGATTATGGAAGCGCCAAGCGGGTGGAGGACATACGCAAACGGCGCGGTTGTCTCCGTCTGCTGCCACTCTTTCGATTGCAACGATTTCACGTTCAAACTTTAAGGAGATACAACCATGTTTAAACATTACTTCGATGACGGCGCAAACTGGCAGGCCCAAGCGGTAGCGTGCTACCTCAACCATCAAGACGGCTTAGAGGGGTCTTGGGACGATGCAAAATGTGGGTACACGGCAAAACCGATCATATCCCGCTGGGAAAACTGCCGCGAACAGGGCTACGTCATTTCCATGCGGGCACCCAACAGCAAACAGATCAACATCGCGTTTTTCGAGCATCGCAACTCCGACCAGATTTGCACGATCAAATGGGAACAGAACACTATCAACGCGCCGACTATCGACACGGCAAAGTTCGGCGATGTTTATAAGGACAAATGGGACGTTTCGGCGTCGTTCGGTTATGCCGAAATAGTCAAAGCTGGCGACTGGATAAAGGGCCAATTGGAGGCATTTTGGAACAGCAACCAACGCGCCGCCTGATAGCCTACACCCGCCGGTTCAATGGCGAGACGACAACCGTAATCGCGGACCCCGGCGCGTAATCCGAGGATCAAAGGGGGGAATATGCAAATCACAATCGTGAACAGGTGGACGGGTGCGGCCATTGTTTCAGGGGAGTACAACAGCATCAAATCGTTGCTCATGGATAAGCGCAGTGCCAACCTGAGCGGTGCCAACCTGAGCGGTGCCAACCTGAGCGGTGCCAACCTGAGCGGTGCCGACCTGAGCGGTGCCGACCTGAGCGGTGCCAACCTGCGCGGTGCCGACCTGAGCGATGCCGACCTGAGCGGTGCCAACCTGAGCGGTGCCAACCTGAGCGGTGCCGACCTGAGCGGTGCCAACCTGCGCGGTGCCAACCTGCGCGGTGCCGACCTGAGCGATGCCGACCTGAGCGGTGCCGACCTGAGCGGTGCCAACCTGAGCGGTGCCAACCTGCGCGGTGCCGACCTGAGCGCTGCCGACCTGAGCGGTGCCG